TTATTGACCAAGCGGGTGCCACTAATGGTGGTACTACTCCTGCTTTGGGTGTTCTGATGGGTGTAGAATATCAAGATGCTACGCAAAAGAAACCTGTGTTTCTTAACTACTGGCCCGGTTCTGGTTCAGTAAGCGTAGACACCAACTACCCAGTAAAAGCTTTTGTTGCAGACAACCCTAATCAGTTGTTTAAGGTAGCGTCTGACGCTTCTTTGACTGACCGGGCTACTGCGCAAGCAGCGGTTTTTGCTAACGCATCCTTGGGTACGTCCGCGCGCACAGGTTCTACCAACACAGGTAGCTCCAACTCCGCTTTGGGTGTTTCAACAATCAACACTACAGCGACGCTTCCGCTTCGCATTGTAGGCGTTATGGACGAGGCTGGTAACGATGATTTCGCTTCCGCTGGAATTCCTATGATTGTTCGAATCAACGCTCACTACAATTCAAACACAAGCCGTTTTGATTCGCAGACTACTGCGACCTCAACTGGCGTTTAAGGAAGGGATTTAACAAATGGCTATTTCTCGCGCACAACTAGCGAAAGAACTAGAACCCGGCCTTAACGCATTGTTTGGCTTGGAATATGACCGTTATGAAAACGAACATGGCGAAATCTTCGAAGAAGAAAGCTCTGACCGAGCATTCGAAGAAGAAGTTATGCTCGGGGGCTTCTCAACAGCACCCGTTAAAGGTGAAGGCACTGCCATCAGCTTTGACGACGCTCAAGAGACCTACACAGCACGGTATACTCACGAAACTATCGCTTTGGCGTTCTCTATCACTGAGGAAGCCATTGAGGATAACCTTTATGATCGTTTGGCGTCTCGTTACACCAAAGCTTTGGCTCGCTCTATGGCGCAAACAAAGCAGATCAAAGCGGCTTCTATCCTCAACAACGCGTTCTTGGCTACTGGCGGCAACGCCCTTGGCGACGGCGCAGCGTTATGTTCGGCGGCTCACCCATCTTTGTCCGGCAACCAGACCAACCTTCTGGCTGTTGCGGCTGACCTCAACGAGACTTCTCTTGAGCAAATGCTGATTGATATTGCTGGTATGACCGATGAGCGTGGTCTTAAAATTGCAGTTCGTGGTATGAAACTCATCATTCCAAAAGAGCTTCAGTTTATTGCAGAGAGTGTTATCAACTCCAACCTGCGTAGCGGGACAGCTGATAACGACAACAACGCTATGAAGTCCATGGGTATGTTGCCGGAAGGTGCGGTGGTTAACCACTTCCTGAACGACAGCGACGCATACTTCATCAAGACTGACGCACCAAACGGCTTTAAGTACTTCAACCGTTCCCCAATCAAGACTGCCATGGAAGGTGATTTTGACACGGGTAACATGCGGTTTAAAGCTCGTGAGCGTTACTCTTTCGGTGTATCCGATTGGCGTTCAGTGTTCGGTACTCCGGGCGCAGCGTAACAACTTAACCTTGTTAGGTTTGATGGGGGCTACTTTTGTGGCCCCCACCATAGATACACCGTTTAAAAAGGAACATTGTTCTGGGCATGGCCAACGAAATCTCCTATTTGAGGTTGGCAGTGTATCTTTGATGGGGGCTACTTTGGTGGCCCCTTTCTTTTGTTTAAATAGTCTGTATACTGGTCTTATCCCTGACAGTCGCAAGGTGCGGCTGACACTAGCCACGACAGGAGAATCACATGGCTTTATCAACTTTTTCCGGACCCGTTCGTTCTAACAACGGTTTCCAAATCCCCGTAGTTACCACTGCTAACCTCCCTGCATTCGGCGATGTTGCCGTTGGTACAGTTTATGCGGTTAGCGACAATGGCGCGGGCAACAACGAATACTGCATTGTTATTAATACAGGCGCAGCTTGGGTTACTGCTGTAGGCGCAGCCCTTAGCTAATAGGAGAGTTTAATGGCGGGTTCTGATGTAAGAGCTAAACGTTTGACGGCCACTGGCTCCGCTGGTGTCGGTCCTGCGCGCATACGTCAGGTTCAAGTTAAAACAACCACCGGATCACCCCGTCTGACTATATCAGACGGGAACGGCGGCTCTACTGTTTTAGATATGGACTTAGACGCTTCGGACACTCATTCCGTAAACATTCCGGATGAGGGTATTCGCGTTGCAGATATCTATGTGGCTACCTTTACCGCTTGTACGTCGGTAACGGTTTTTTACAGCTAAGAGGGTTATCATGGCGGGTAATGAGGTAAAGTCAGTACATCGACACGATTCGGGAACCTTTGCCTCGGGTCGTGGTCGCCTAATGGGCTTTTTAGTCAATCACGACTCTGGTGCAAGCGGTGACATAGTTATATACGACAATTCCTCGGCAGCTTCGGGTGACGAAGTTCTTGAAATAGACGAAAAAACGGCTGGCATGTTTGGCATGGAAATTCCGGGTGACGGGATTTTGTTTTACAACGGCCTATACGCGACCTTACCTGCCAACACTTCCCTGACTTTGTTTATTCAGAAATGAGGGATTTATGGCTACAACAAAAGACGTAACTAGAACACCTTCGGGACGCGTAAAATACCGCGGAGAGACTTTCTCGGGCTTTAACAAGCCTAAAAGGACCCCCAACGCGTCTAAAAAGAGTGCGGTTTTGGCTAAAAAAGGCAGCGAAATAAAGCTTGTTCGTTTTGGTGACCAGAACATGTCTATAAAAAAAGATCAGCCCGGTCGTCGCAAGAACTTTAGAGCGCGTCATTCGTGTGACACTGCGAAGGACAAGTTCACGGCTCGGTATTGGTCCTGTAAGGCTTGGTAACATGGCATATTCTAGAAAATCTAAAAAAGCTTCCCCCAAAAGCAAGGGCAGTAAGATTTGTCCCGAAGGTAAAGCTTGGGCGCAACGCACTTTTGACACTTATCCCTCCGCTTATGCAAATATGGCGGCTTCCAAGTATTGCAAAGACCCGAACTACGCCAAAAAGTCTAAAGGCGGAAAACGGAAGGGCTCATAATGGGGAAGTTAAAGGATTGGGTTGATGAAGATTGGGTCAGAATTGACAGCCAAGGTAATATCGCAGGCAAGTGCGGGACTTCTAAAAATAAAAAGAACCCTGATCGATGCCTTCCACGATCTAAGGCAGAGAGTCTTAGCAAGTCTGAACGAGCATCGACGGCTCGCAAGAAGAAGCGTGAAGGCGCTAAAGGAAAGCAAGTTGTTTCGAACACAAAAGCCGCCAAAGTAACCCGCTTGGCCTATGGTGGAGAGGTGTCCACAACTAAAGCAAAACGTCCTTTTAAGGGTAGGTCCAAACCCGGAACGGCTGTTGCACGGGGTTGTGGTGCAATTATGGCGGAGCGCCGCAAGCGCACAAAAGGATCGGTGACTCAGGGATGAATTTAGACTTTTACAGCGATCCCACTGAAAAAGCCTTGGTTAAGGAGATCATGGGCTGGTCTAAAGTTGCGTTAGAAAAACCCAGCGTGTTTTTTAACGGCCTTCCCCCGTGTCCTTTTGCAAAAAACGCGTGGCTTGAGGACAAGGTTTCAATAACCTTTAAAAAAGAAGACTCTTATCAAACCTTGTATTCGTCTATTTCTAGATACGACGATGCTTTTGATTTAGCCATTATCGTTGACTTGAAGAACACAAAGAATCCCGAAGACTTTCACGATTACTTAAACGATCTAAACGATAGAATCTCTGAGGGAATGTTTATAGACAGAGACATTTGGGTAATGGGCTTTAATCCAGAGGACGAGCCAAGTGATTTTGTGGAAGAAGTTAAGTTTAATTATGAAGTTGACGATGAATACAGCATGATTTTTGTTCAGAGGCTTTCAAAGCTACAGGAAGCTGCAAACAAGTTGGACAAAAAAGGATATTATGGTAGCTATGAGGCAGAGTACAACTCCTCTGAAATATACTTTAATCGTGAGAAACTGTATAGGAGACTACAAAATGGCGATGAAACCTAAGAAGATGCGTGGCGGCGGCATGGCTAAGAAGATGCGTGGCGGCGGCATGGTTAAGAAGATGCGTGGCGGCGGCATGGTTAAGAAACTTCGTAGCGGTGGAGCCGTTCGTAAATCTAAAAAGTAGGTTAAAATGGCGTTATCTGGAACAGCAGACTTTGAACTAGACGTTGCAGAGTACATTGAAGAGGCTTTTGAACGGTGTGGTTTAGAGGTCCGGACGGGTTATGATTTAAAGACGGCAAAACGGTCTTTAAACCTCATGCTTGCGGAATGGGCTAACCGAGGCCTGAATCAGTGGACTATAAAACAACGGAGCCAAGCGGTTACGCAAGGAACCGGAAACTATCTAATTGACGCGGATGTTATTGACGTTCTTTCAGTAATTGTTCGCCGTGATAACACGGATTATGCCCTAGATAGGTACAGCCGGGAAGAGTTCTTGACCATTCCAAACAAGACTACTCAAGGTCGTCCTTCTCAGTTCTTTTTAGATCGTCAGATAACGCCTAACCTGCAACTTTGGCCCGTTCCTGAAAACAGTACGGACATTGTTTTTTACGATGCTTTGACTCGGATGCAGGATGCCGATACGTTTATTAACAGTTCGGACATGCCTTTTAGGTTTTACCCCTGTTTAGCGGCGGGTTTAGCTTATTACATTGCTATTAAACGCGCTCCTCAACGGATTCAAATCTTAAAAGCCGCTTATGAAGAAGAGTTTGAGCGCGCTATGACGGAAGATCGTGACAGAGCCTCTTTTAACGTCGTACCCCGGTACGAATACTTTAGGGCTTAACGATGTCGAAGTTTGCCACAGGTAAGAACTCTTACGCAATATCTGATCGATCCGGTTTTCGGTATCGGTATAAAGATATGCGAAAAGAGTGGAATGGCTTGCTTGTTGGTAGAGATGAGTTTGAAACTAAACAGCCGCAGCTAGGCCCTTTCAGAAAGGTCTCCGATGCTCAGGCGTTAAAAGATGCAAGACCCCAGCCAGAAAACCCCGAAACGCCGTTTATGGTGATTACCACGAATGGGATTGTTTATTTAGGAAATGGAAACTGGTCCACTTCTGCGGTGGCTCAAATGCCCTCTGAGTTAGAAACTACTCCAGCCCTATCTGGGAGTGTTGGACAAGTAACGGTGCTTATAACATGAGTTTTACATACGATCAGCTAAAACAAGCTATTCAAGATTACACTGAAAACTCAGAGACGACCTTTGTAAACAACTTGCCGTTGTTCATTAGGGCTTCGGAGGAGCGTGTCTTAAAAAACGTTCAATTAGACCTGTTTAGAAGGAACCAGACCGCTACACTAACTGCGGCCAACCCGTATTTAAACTGCCCCAGCGATTTTTTAGCGCCGTTTTCTCTTAGTTACACTTTAAACGGTTCTAAAGCTTT